CTCCTTCATCCAGGTCCTCCTCTCTCCAAACTACTAGTACCTTTGCCGGGTCGCTCGGGTCAGGGTAAGTAGTTATTATACCTCGGTCGAGGTCCGCGCCGGCTATCCTAAGCGCCTCGTGCGCCCGCTGCGTGCCGCCTTCAGCCAATAGCTCTGTTAGGTCGAGGCGTACCTTCACCTCGGGTGCGGTTACTTCGACGGGCCGGCCACCGCGGTGCCTGAGAAGTGCGAACTTAGTTGGCTTCATCTGTACTCACCTCCACAGCACGGTGCGTGCCGAAGACCTTCTAGGTCGGTTGCAAAGAAAGTTCCACTGCACAACTCACACCTCCAGCCGGCGACCAGGTTGCGGTGTACAGTGTGCCCAGGCTCATCGGTACAAAGCTCTGGGAACTCGGTGCTCATTCGCGTCGAGGTAAAACCTGGCGGGTTCAGCCACCACGCTTTTCTAAGAAGCACTCTATTATCAGCAAGGTCGGTGCGCGACACATGAAGCACAACGTACTCAGAACGCTCGAATTGATCGTCTGTCATATCAGCCCCTTCGCCTCGTCTTGTTCCTGCGCATAGTCGGCGCGCTCCTGGCAGGTCTGCTCGGCGATAAACGGGCCATGGACCTTACCGAAGCAGTCGTCGTAGTACCAGCTGCCCGCTTTCTGATACGGTACGTACTGCTCGTTCACCGAGAACCTACTTTCCTATTAGCATTGCCGTCGATGTTCACGCTGTGCTCTAGCTCAGCTACCTCATCTAGGTCGCGGCGATATGCATGTAGCGCTACACGCTGCTCGGCGCAAAAGATTGCGACCTTCCACCACTTCCGCTTACTGTGCAGGCAGGCATTGGCGCACTCACGAACCATAACCCACGCACCGGCAAACACGCCACCGCAAAATGCCAGCAAGATCCACGATTCATCTATCATCTTAAAGTCTCCTCAGCGTAACGAGTCTAGAAACGAAGGTCTTACCGCAGCGCCTCCGCAATCTCAAACCTAGCTAGCAGCTCCATAGCCTCCTCAATGCACTGCATCATCGTATCACAGATCAAGATGACAGTCATACGTTTGAAGATCCATCCCCAGCTGTGCTTGTAGACCAGCCGCCAACGATTGTCCTTACAGCGCTTGATGTCGATGCTTACTTTCCACATATCACCCTCGCACAGATTTCTCTGCAGGTCCGCTCACATTGCGCGCAGCCTTGTCGAATGCAAAATTGGGCAGCTCTATAACTGGCGCCTTACTAACCTTCTGTAGACGATGCCAGTCGAACCATTGAGCCAACTCAAGTTTGCCGTCCTTACCCATAGGCGGACGGACTGTGCACTGCACACATCCATATAGGTCGAACGATACTGAGTCACAAACACCAATGAAGCCGGTCACGCTGTCTTTCACCTTAAAGCCGAGTATTTCAAAATACTGATTTACACTTTGCATTGTAGTTTCTCCTTGTGTTAGAATCTCATACTGCAACGGCGACAGCACCAGGCCGACCTTTTCTACGCTATTGTTGAGCAGGTACTGCACACCCTCTGGGTGCTGCAGCAATTCAAACACCATTTCCAGGTCGGTCGGTGGGCGGTCATTTGCCATAGTTTCCTCCTTATAGATAGTTTGACACGCAGTCTGCGCAGCACGCAGACTCATTGACGAGTGGCTCCTCCAAGATCGGCCTCATGCTGCTAAGTTCGTTAGCCATAAGGCAAAGCGAATCCCGCCATGATGGCGCGGCCCAATTCCACATCTGCCCGGCCATCATCCAGCCGAGCACGGGCACCTCTACCTTTTGCCTTCGACGGCGCCAGGTGAAGCGCCCGGTACGCTTCTTACGTCCCTTCACTAGCTTCGTAGTTGTGAGCGGCACATATTTGTTTTGAATGATCTCAATACCTCCAAGGGACTGGCCGCCGAGCAGGCTTGGTTCTGCGAGCTTCATACCCGCATTGAGCAAGTACTCCTTCAGCTTCTCGTAGTTCTCGGGTCGCACCAGCAACATGGGGCCGGTCATCACAGGCTCCACTTCATCTGGCTTGTGTCTTCCAGTGTCAGTTCACCGCCCTGAAACGCTACGGTAATCTTGCCAGGTTTTGTCTCACGACTTACAACTTGGCCACTGCCAACTACGGCCATTTCGCCCTCACCTGGCGCGCGACTAAAAGTCTGCAAAGCTGGCAAGGAGATAACCTGCCCGTGGCCGTCTTCCACTTGCGCGCCGATACCAGTCTTACTGTCAAAGTGCTCAAAGTTGAACTTCACTGCGGTAACTCCAATCCAGCCGGCGCCGGCAACGCCCGGCCCGCTATTCCCTGTAGGTCGCCGAACATGCCCGAGGTCGAAGTCAGCACTCGCTCAATCTGCGCGGCGCGCTTTGCCCACTGCCGCTGAACTGCTTTCTGCTCTGCAGTCAGGTCCTCTTGCATGGTAGTGTAGCTCTCCACAATAGCTTCTACGCGTCGCTTAAACTGCGGGCCTGTTACGTAGCTATAAACTTCTTCTGATTTCGTGAGCTGGCCCTCTTGCGCCTGCTTAGTCGCGTGGACCCGCAGCAGGCCATCCCGTAACGCTACGGTCAACGCTACGGCTAACCGCGGCTGCACTACCCACACGTTGTCTGTACAGTCGAAACCGTCCACGTCCTTCGGCATCGCCTGCGTGACAAGTACCAGTAGATCGGCCTGCGCCGCGCGCCCGTCCTCCCGCAACTTCGGCAGCCAACCTGGGCTCCAGTTCTTCGTTCGCTTACTCTCAAATAGGATAACACCGCACCGCGCGCCCGATGGCGCTGTGACGAGCATCGTCACGTCCGCTCCGTTGACGCCTTTGCCGACCTCTACGATCGCATCGAACGGGAACTTAGCCCGCAGCTGTTGCTCCAGGTCGAGTTCCTGCACCTCTCCGGCAAGCTGCTGACTAGTGACCTCAGCCCTGTGGGCCAGCTCTTCGATCTTCACCTGTAAGCCGGCGATGGTCTGGTCACGCTCCATCAGCCGCAGCCGCGCGGCCTCGTCGGCCTCGGTGCGGGCCTGCTGCCGTGCGCGGTCTATGCCCTCGGTAATGCCGCGCTCCACGGTCAAGGTGAGTTCACGCTCACGGTCGGCTACGTCGCGCTCCTTGCGCATCGCGACTGCCTCAGCTGCCTGGGCAATGGTAAGCTTTGCCTGAAGCTCTACAAACCGAGTCTCTGCGCGTGCCGCTTCATCAGCCTTGGCAGACTCCAATGTTTGACGTGCTGACTTCTCCGCACGTGCATCTCGCTGAGCCGACGCAATCTCTTCGCTAGCTGCTAGGCGCGCTGCGCGCTCAGCCTCGATACGCTGAGCAGCTAGCGCCGCCGCCTTGTCTACTTCGGCTTGAGCCCTCACCGCCTCGACCATGGGTGCTGCCAAGGCAGCAGTTAGCGGGACGTCAGCCCCGCACTTTGGGCATTTCACTACAGGCTCTGCTTGCATCTCAGTCCTCCTTTGTTACATATTTTCCGGGCACGGCCCGCCCGCGCTCTTTTTGAACTTGCAATACCGGCACGCGTGCGCGCTGGGTTTGGCGTGATACACAGTGTCGTTCATCATCTGCTTAATACGCAGTAGCCACTCTTTTTTCAGCGGCTTCAAGTCCTTCATGGTGAAAACTTCCGTCGCAGACTGCGTGGTGTCGATGTAAGTGTGCTCCACGACCAGCTTCGTATCCTTACGGCCGTCAGCTAACAGGCCCAACTCAACCATTTGCAAGCCCGCCAGCGCGTAGAGACTACGTTGCTGCGTGTGATCTGAATATTGCCTTCCCGTTTTCCAGTCCGTAATTTGCACCAGCGGCGCGGCGCCAGTAAGGTCCACTGCGCATACGTCGGTCTTAGCCCTCAGCCACGCACCCGTCCAGTTGTCCCAGCGCGTTGGTAGCCAGTCTTTTGTGAAGGCCCACTCCAACTCAGCCGCTGCCTTCAACGCACGAAACGCCTTCAGGCGATCTTCTACGCCCTTCAGTAGTTCGTACGTCGGCACTAGATCATCGAGCCGCTTCTTTTTCAATTCACGCATCAGCGCCGGCATGGCCTTGTCCGGCGTCAGGATGTAACGCGCGGCGCCGTCATGTACGCGGTTTCCTTTCTCAAAGTGCGGGTTGGGCGGCTCCACAATGCGGATGCGCTTTATCTTATCGAACATTACACTCATGGGGCAGCGCAGATAGCTCGTATACACAGAATACGACCAGGACGTCAGTTTTGCAAGCGGGGTCATACGGCCTCGATTCTTTCTCCTATGCAGGACTTACGGTAAGTAGGATCAAAGTCGGCGTTGCGGCTTCTACGCCTTCCAGTATAAGGTCGTCCAGGGCGTGGCCCCAGATATCGTACTTCTCCGCGTCATCCTTCGCAGTTTTTCCTACGTATGTGTCTCCATTTAATAAATTAATCAGCAAGTAAACTACGCCCGCCCAACCAGTTGGTTTCCTAGTTTTCATACTAGTCCTTCCACTTCTTTAGTGACCCCCAGGTCTCACCGGCCTCGCCCTCACTTAGCATCGGCACATCACTTTCAATACTGAGCATACACTCACGCAGCACCTTCTGGTCCCCCTTCATCGCCTTAGCCGCGGTTGAAAATGAAATTTCATCGTACACAGTACCTAGGAATCGGCCCTTACGCTTAGGATGATCGTTGAACCGTATCAGGGTCTCTTTTGTTACGTCTGCACCGCTCCCCTGGCAATAATAATTAAGAATCTTGTAATGGAAGGACATGTTTCGTCCAAACCGCTCGCTGTACTTGTCAGGTTCGGCGTAGTAAAGGCGCCCTCCCCACGTTCTAATTGGCAGCCCAGCCTTTGTCAATTCCTGCATCTGGCCGTCAATTTCTTTGATGGAAGGTAACGCAATGTTGATAGCCTTCTGAATCAGCATTGCAACGGGTCGCTCGTCCTCACTTAACTGCAAGAGTTGCATCAGACCACTAATTCCCTGCCCGTAAAGCCGACCAAAGCAGGCTTGCTTAGCGGAGTCCCTGTCAAAGCTGGTGCGTAGTCCAGCAGCTACAAGTTGCCGTTCAGCTTCGGCGCGTACCAGCTCATGAATGTCATAGTCTGGGTCAGCCAGATAGCCAGCCATCACCGGCCCCTCTTCTGCATTCGCGAAGAGACGCAACTCTTGTCCAGAAAAGTCACGCTTACCCCACTGCTCTCCCTTATCAGGTAGGCAATACGTACGCATCAGGGGTAGCGGCTGCGCTTTTAACCACGCCGGGTGCACGTAACCCGCGCTGAAAGATTTCTTGAACGATTTCGGCACGTTTAGGAAATTTGGCTTTGTGCAGATTATGCGCCCGCTGCGCGCCCCTCCAGTGTCGTCGCCGCCCCGCGGACTGCGCACCTGCGCCCAGTTTGGATATATAGATCCGCCACCCGCCGTAGCGAGTTCTAACCACGGTTCTGCAAACATATTAATGCACGTAGACATCTGGCTGCGGTATTGAAGCGCGTGGTACACCTTTTTGTCTTTGAACTTTCCAAGTACGAGCGTTCTCTTACTCACGCTCAGCTGCCCCTTCGCCGTGCGCTGGAAGTCAGTCACAATCTGCTTATTGTAAAGCGCTTCGCCCAGCTGACGGTCACTGTCGATGTTCTCGATGCCCAGCCGCTTACGTAGCCAGACGTCCGCCTTTTCAACCCCGGCCTGCATCGCCGGCAGGTCACGCGATAAAGCATCGACGTCAATGCGCATCCCAGCGCGCGCGTTCCGCAGTAGGATTGGCATCAACTTCAACTGCCGTTGATAATCCAGCAGCATACCCGCGTCGACAATCTTAGGATACAGCAGGTTGAATAACCCTAGCGTGCGCGTGAGGTCGCCCTTGTGATAAGGCTTTACCACCTGATAAGGGCACCGCCAGATATACGCGCCGGCCGTGCTGGGCTTACGCTTGGCTTCCGGCACGTTTGCAATGATCCACTCAACCATTCGATCTTGCTCCTCGGGCTTTACCCCGAGGTAACGTTCTGCGCAGGGCTTCAACGCTAAGGACGGTGAGTGTGGATCCTGCAGGAACAACAGGAACATGGTATCATGCCAGCGGTCCCACGGCAGCAGCGGGATATCCCAGTGGGTCTCGGCAATGTCTTCGTCAAAACTACCGTTCTGGAAAAGCAGTGGATACTTACTGTCATGCGCCTGCTTGTACGCGCCGCGCGCTTCTTTCTCGGTGCAGTTATTACCACCAGCCTCATGACCCCAGGCCATGAGTTTGTATTCACGCTGACCCGGCCACTTCAGCGCCAAGCTGACCGGTTTGGGTGGATAACGCGGCCGCGGCTCTATGGCGTGCGTCTCAAAATCTACGACAATTACTGGAGGCGCTATGGCCATCGTAATCTCCTATGCGCAGCCAGCAGGGCGCATACCGTTGCAAATAGAAATGTCTTCCACCATGCTGCTTTCATACAAGGACCACTCTTCCTTCGATACACCGCAGCCTCTCGGCCACGGCGACGAACTTAAAAGGTGACAGACTTCTTCGCACCTGGTCTGTCAGCAGGTCTTGTATGACGACCTTGCGATCGCCGGCGAACTGTTACCGCTTCCCTGCCTTGCTCTTACCGGCAAACTTCTTCGAGGCGCCGGCTTTGGGCTTCTTGGCCTTGCGCTCCGCGGGCGCCGCGAAGGGCTGCTGCAAGGCGGCCTGCACCTTGAGGAACCGCTTCTCCAGTGCCGCCAGCACCGAGTCGTCCTCAATCAGCTCGACCAGCTTGAACTCCACGCGGATTTGCGTCTTGGGGTCGTCATAGGTGCGTATCTCCGTGACAACGGCCCACAGCGGGCGAGCGTGCTCGTCCTGGATGGCCTCGACATACTCCTTGTAATGCTTCAGGTTGGTGGGGCTGATTTTGGCCATGGCCAGTTCAGCCGTGCTTACGGCCTCGCCGTCCTCGGCATCCTTGGCGAGAATCAAACCGAGCCGCATGGTGTTGTTACAGGCTTTGCCGCGGCCTACCTTGGCCGTGCCAAACTGGTTCTTCTCGCACTCACTGCACAGCGCGGCCTGCTTGTCCAGGACGGCGGCGTGCGGGGCCATGTCGGGGTCGTCGGCCACCTCCGAGTACGCGTAGCACGTGGGCGGCAGCTTCTCCGTGGGGTCGTAGTCCGACGCGTACCAGGCGTTCAATGCCACGGCGCCCAGGATGATGCACTCGAACGGCCCCTTGACGGGCGCGTCGCCTACGCTGATTGTGCCGCGGCCGAACTTGATGCTGATGCCCGCGGTGCCGATATTCTTGACCTGCTCGGTGCCTTGCTTGGCGTACTGCGCAAACTTAGCGTCCCAAGGCACAAGTGATGTTGATTTTTTAGAGGCGACCTTCGTCATAACTCTTCTCCTTGTTTGTTTGTTGGTTGAACTTCCTTGTTTTATTTCTTCTGGCCACAATCTCTGCGCTCAGTATTGGGTCTGCCCAAGTCACAGCATGCGCCTTACGCATTTTCCGTTTTGTATTTTCTGTATGTTTCTTTCCAAATGCTCCATCTGCCGCCGTCTGCAATTCGTGCGACTCTATGACGCGGCCAATGTTGCTCAGAAGAAACTGTCGGATTTTCTCTTTTGACCCTACGCGAGACATTGGCGTACCGCCTTTGCCACAGTGAATGCTAGCTTTACCGGCAATGCATTTCCTACCTGACGATAAGCCTGAGTCTTACCGCCTACAAACGTCCACTCATCGGGGAAACTTTGCAGCCGTGCAACCATTGGAACCGTTAGGCGGGGCTTGCCTGTGAAGTCTCTCGCCGGGGGAGCGTCTGCCAAACCGAGTCCATCAACGCCCAGCACAGCCCATTCCTTCCGTGCGCGTGTAGGGCCAAGATCGGGGCCACCGTGCTTGTGTGAACCGCCTACGATAGTCGGCGCTGGCGCAGACGCAGTTTTGATCCAATCGCCGACTCCAGTCCATCCGTTTGCACCCATGAGGTCGCCAATCGACGCGCCCACCGATGGCTTCTCCCCTTTCTTCATCGTTGGCAGTTGAAGTGGGTTTGTATGTCCTTTTCGCAGCGCAATCAGAAACACCCTGTGACGCATTTGCGGTACTCCAAAGTCGGCGGCGTTGAAGCCAACCCAGTGCGTATCGAAGCCCATCCGGTCAAGCTCTCGGTCTATGTTTTCGCGGAAAGCCGTAAAACGCTCCGTCAAGATACCGCGAACATTCTCGATCATTACCGCTCGTGGTCGGACTTGCTTCACAATGCGGAGCATGGCAGGGAACATGTCTCTGTCGTCATTCTCGCCTAGCTGCTTACCCGCAATAGAGAACGGAGGGCATGGAAGTCCACCGGAGAGCAAATCTGTATCCCGCCAGTAACTAGCATCGAAGCGTCGAATATCCGCCTCGATCACATTCCAGTAAGGCCGGTTGCGCCGTAGCGTAGCGCATGAATGCGGATCAACATCCAAGAGCGCGACGTGAGTAAAGCCAGCCTGCTCTAATCCGATGGCCGCACCGCCGCCGCCAGCGCAAAGTTCCAGAGTGGATAGTTCTCCGTTGGATGCCTTGTGCGGTTTGGCTTGTGGGTCGGGGCGATATGCCAGCACGGTGCGTCGTGCCTGAGCACCACAAAATAGATTAGTCAGCATCGGTTGCCTCCAATCCGGTTGCGTGCAATCTCCACATACTCCGGGGAGATGTCACAGCCAATAAAAAACCGCCCGAGTTGGAAGGCCATCTTTCCTGTTGTCCCTCCCCCTAAAAAGGGGTCAAGGACGATGTCGCCCGGACTACTCCAACTCAGAATGTGGTCACGTGCCAATGCCTCCGGGAAGGGCGCGTTGTGCGTGGTCTTGTCATTGGTCCCAACGACGTAGGTGAAGATATTGGGCGCTTGCTTGGTGGTATTTGTGACCGTTGTCTCTTCCCGCCTCCGTTCTGAGTAGGTAGCCTCTTTTTGCTTGGCATTGCCCCTGTACTTCTTTGCACCGGGATTGAGACAGGCAATCCGAATTGCATTGAAGGTGGACGGACGGCCTTTGCTGAAGACAAACATATATTCAAAGGACTGCTCATAGCGGTTGTGGGTGAGCGGGACATAGCACGCCTTTTGATAAATCATCGTGTCATGGAGATTGAAGCCACATTCTTTGAAGTACAGTGCTTGTCTGAATGAAGTCCCCGTCTCACTCCCGTTGACCGTTGCGTCCGCGACAACCCAAACCACCACACCTCCGGGCTTTGTCACCCTGTACAGCTCACTGACCACACCTTCAAAGTCCCAAGTGAACCCGTTGTATTTGCGGAGATTGTCATAGGGTGGTGAAGTCACGGTCAATTGGATTGAGTTGTCAGCAACTTCACGGCGGAGAACTTCCACGTTGTCACCACAAAATAGATTAGTCAGCATCGGTTGCCTTTCGCAGGGTTACTCGACCCCAAGGGACTCAAGTACGTAATTCCCCTTACATTTATGGTTACGTTCGTGAACGGTCTTTCTTGCTACTGGATTAACGCTTCTACCTACATAAACTAACTTCTTTCCTTTATACAGGTAGTAAACATGATGAAGCTGCTTCATAGCTACGCTAACCTACTTTCCAGATAACTTGGTGCAGGAAACACGTTTTACGTGAAATTTTCCAACACCAGGCACTTGCTTGCGAGCAGCCCAGCGTTCATTCACAGCCGCTCGATTCAACGCTCGGTTGAGAAGCTCAAAATCCCCTGTCTTCTTTAGGAAGGCATAAAACTTAACGGGGTCCTCAAGATTCGGCACGACGCTTTCAGTAATCTGAACGCGCGCCATCTTACCCTGGACACCGGAGCTCTCGCCCACCATCAGCTTCTGCACAAAATGCTCCTCAAGCAGTTTCACGGCCGGGTCGAGCACATCCGAGAACGGCGCCTGGAGCGTTGCGAGTACCTTACCCGCTTGGCGTAGATCGTACAGCAGGTCGGCCACGGCGCCGATAGGCAGGTCCTCGGGCTTCAGTTTAGGCAGCGACTTTGTCAGGCGTTTGAGGGCCGGCATAAGGGCCTTACCAGCGACGGTGACCTCGGCTATAAGGTCGATCTTCGGGGCGCTAGACATTGGACGCCTGTTCTAGTATGCCCTCTTCAACGGTCATAGATCGAATACCGTGCCTACGCTTCACTTCAGTGAACCCGCCACGCCGTGGCTGCGGATGTAGTTTGTCATAGCAGATAACATCTGGAATCAAAGCAGGCTGGCTCTGTATTGCTTGCGCCGCCTGAGCTTCGAGGAAGAGTCCAGCCGCCTCTCTTAGAGCAGCCGGTCTACGGAACAAGCCCTTCACGCCCCGCCGCGCCCGCAGGATC